GTTGAAGGTGTCTCTGGCCAACCTTCGATTGAAGTTGCATCAATGTATTGAGTTGGAAGCCCTGTTGGTCTATAAGATAGGATTGGAGGAGCTGTCACGCCTGGAGCACTCTCAAACTGGAATGAGTATTCCATAACAAACTTGTAGAGTCCAGATTCTAAGGTATCCATTCTAAGAGTATTCCAAACACCATCTACATCTACAATCTCGTTAGTAAATCTAAATACGTCACCAAATGGCACTCCGTTATCAGGGTCCACTGTCTGTGAAACTAACTGAGTTACATGAACATATTCAGCATAAACTGGATCTGGTTGGATTGGAGTGTTACATGATTCCAATGGCTCTTGTATTTCAAAGGTAATGATAGCAGTAACACCGATAACATCATCTTTGAATCTCTCTTTGAAAGGAGTACAGTTAACAGTTAGGCCTACATCAATAGTCTGATATAGGNTTGTAGTCTTGAAGTGTGCAAGGATATCTTGAATGAGGCCCAACATTCTTGAAGTAGCATCAATCTCAGATGAGACTGTATCAAGTGCTTGGTCCATCGCTATGATATTCAAAGTGATGTTAGAACCGTAAGATTCAATAGTCACCGTTGATGGATTGATGAACACATAAGGGTAGTTAGGAGCCCCAGACTCTGGAGTCTCAATATCTGAGATGTTACCGTAACCAAACTGGTTAACTAACACGTTATCGTTTATGATACTAGTAAGAGTATCGATTAGAGATTTGTAAGTCATCTTCTAGTCATTTGAAGTTTTTTCTGTTCAAGCTCCAGTTTGCGGGCTTGGTCTTTTTTCCATGCAAGGAAGTTCAAGGCTTCAATCATTGGTCTATCGACTACATGCTGAATATTCAAGAACTCACCGTCTGCGAGAACCATCAACATATCATACCATGCATGACCAGGGTCCTCATTACTTGGAGTTCCATCTCCGTCTTCCATGTCAAACAGGTCCTCATACTCAGAGTAAATCTGTTTTCTTCTAACATACCAAGTTTGGACTGCTGCGAATCCAACTTCGTAATTCCATTCTAAGCAGCTTTCTCCTTCAGTGGAATATAAGGTTCCAACTAACCAGTGAAGGTTGCTCTCAAGGCCTCTGGATAGTGCCACCTCGAGGTCTATGAACTGACCAATAGTCAGCTTGTTTAAGTCTATGAACTTCTGGCCTTTGTAGGTTGGTGATAGACTAACCCAACTAGGNTGCATGTTCCTTGTAATAACTACCATCGCTTGATGTAGAACTTCATGGTCNATTTGATAAACCAGTTCTGACGGAGCTCCAGTAGCTTGTGAGATCATCCTTGGCCAAAGAAACTCTTGAGATGTGTCAAACTTATGCAAGTCCATCCACTCTTTTAGTGTCCATTCTTTGTCTAAAGGGTATTTAATACCATNGATGTTCAAACTGTACATACTATTTAGATATAGTTTAGTATGAAGTTGACCTGCCTATTTGATAGGTATACTGGCCGTATTGACGGTTCTGCTTTCTTGAATAGTTACAGATTGCAAGTGACATCACAGTATCGTCGTGAAATGATGTAGGCGCTGAGTACTGAATGGCCCTTGACTTAGGGCTGTAAGTATACTCGAAGATATCTAACTCAAACCATAGTGGTGGAAATAGAGTCTCAGATGGAACTGAGATGNCCTGTGAGTGAAGGTCCACTGAAAGGCCTTCGATAATGTCATTCTTTGATTTTGATGAAGTTACAAATGGCTCAATCTGGTTATACTGCTTCTTAATCATCTCGTAGACTACATCACCTATTGAGTTGACTTCGACATACGCGTAAGCATTCCATTTCTTGAGCCTTTCAANNATTGTTTGTACCATTATAGACCAATCAGTTTGGTTCTCTCTGTATATGTCTAAAACGCGTCCAGATGAATCCATGAATGTGGCTACTGTATAGTCATTCGCACGACCTAAGTCAATGCCACAGTACACTCGGCCTTCTGGGCTTGGGTACCTCTCAAACTTGGAGACGTCATCCATTCTGAACACTCGTGAACCGGACTCTGTGAAATTGCCCTCATACTCTGCTTGGAAGATATGTGTAGGTAATGAGTTCCTAGCCTCTTCCAACTCTTTTACATCCAAGTAAGGGTTCTCTGAGTAGTGCATCCTACAGGAGCTGTAATCTTCTTGATCTGGGTCTTGTCCAGCATCATACATACGTTTGAACCAGTTGGATCCTCGAGGTGTTGAGATGAAGAGTACCTTACGTCCTTTGACTAGCATGATGGGCTTTAAGACAGAAGACCACACTTCTTCAGCATGGTAAGCTGCTTCATCCACAATCATATGGGTACCTGTAAAACCTCTGAGGTTATCTGCCCTCTCAGTTGATTTGAAGTAAATCTTTGATCCGTTCTTTAGTTCTATTCTAAAATCAGATTGGTTGTATGTCTTGACAATGCCCGATTCTGCGATTGCATTGTAGAGTTCTTCCATGGGTTTCTTTGCCTGTTGATAGGTCGGAGAGCAAAAGAATATCACGGAGCCTGGTTCGTTGAGTGACCAATACAGGAGGCACTGCAAGGCCAAGAAGGATTTACCGACCTGTCTAGGAGCAACTACTGTAATATACTTCGAGTCACTCTTAATCAAGTCGACGGCCCTCTGTTGGCCTGGGTGCAATGCTGGTCCTTTTACTATCATTCGTCTATTCTATTGACAGTATCGTTAACATCTGGGCCAAAGTCAAACTTCACATTCTTGAGAAGGTCTTCGCCGTCAGCGCCAGTTAGTTCTTGTCTCGCAAGCTTTGGTATAATAAACTCTGATAGTTTAATCAAAGTATCCATAGCCTTTGAAGGGTCATCAGCTGCAATATTTGCAAGCCATGAGCTCATGTTTTCAAGGTTCATCTCTACAAGGTTCTTATAGGCCTCACGAATCTCAGAGTGGACCTTGTCCTTTGAGCCTTTCGGCCTTCCAGCTCCTGGTAGTGGATCCATTCCTTTGTAGAAATTAGGGTTACCCCTTTTCTTCGGTTTTTCTTCCATTTTGTTCTTGATATAGTTTATACGCCTTGTTTAGGTTGTCTATAACACTTCTTAGACATGCGCCACAAGGTGATGGTTTCTTAGAGTCATTGAAGACTCTGTTATATGTTAGATATAGAAAATCTCTCGATTCTCCCTTTACTCGAGCATTTCCTCGAAATATTGCTGGATTGGCCTCAATGTACTTGGCATCCTCTTCTGTGAAGTTTAGTCTGTCTAGCATCATCCCATGAGTTTTCTATCAGTTAGTTCGGCTGCATATGCGGCAACCATCGCAAATATTGTTGAGCTCCAGAAAGGCACTCCTGAAACTATGAGTACTCCAAAGGAGAACCACGTTCCAAAGCAAAGGGCACAGTTAAAGATCTCGAAAGAATCCACGTTTAATAGCTCTAGTGTGTACCTCACCGGCTTTGCGCGAAGCAGTACTGCAGAGCTCATTCCAACGGTCAACGACCAAATCAGTGTCGTAAGTAATAGTAATAGTTCCATTGTTTAGTTCTTCAATTTTTTCTTTTAGTCTCTCACGTATTGTACGGACCCCTTCATTGTAAACCTTAGTCAGAGAAGTTCGGGCTATGTCAAGCCTTCGGGACATCTCTGAGAAGTTACCTTTGAGTTCATGGTATACCATAACTACAAGGGCCATATAATACTCTTCAATTTCTCCAAGCATCATGTCATCCATAATGCCTATCAGTAGTTCCATGATTGCGTCGTCCTCAAGGGAATACTCTTCCAGCTCGTGTTCAAAGTCTCCAATCAATGGTAGTGTTGTAGTCCATTCTTGTTTGGCCCACGGAGACGTTACAGACCTCCATTGGTTCAAGGCCACTCGGACTATGAACGGCCTTACCTGGTTCTTGTCTACCAGTTCCTGAGCCCTCTCATGTTCTAAGAAGATAATCATACATTCGTGCACGAAGTCTTCATAGAGTTCAGGTCTGTGGCCCCTAGTAGTGTTTCTCAACCACTTCTTTATGTTATTGTAATTCTCATTTACATATTCACTTGGTGTCATCTTAGTGGTTATTGTTAACATCGAAGGGCATCTGCATACTCATCGATAGTGAGAAGGAGACCCTTACAGGCCTCATACTTCTCGTCTGCTTCGAGTCTATGAAGAGTCTCCCATGCGAATTGGCAAAGGGAACCCTCATAATCCTCTTGAGTCACTGCGTTGACCCAGTCGTTTTCCAAGGCTCTATACATCTTTCTCCTCCAGAGGTGTTGTTGATGTTCGTTCAACTGTGTGTACTGAGGGGTCAAAATCTAAAGAGGTCATTTGTTTCAGAAGGTGAAAATCTAAAGAACTCAGGGCGCTTGTTGTACAACCTTGAAGTTGTGAAGTTGTGGTCTTCCCAATCATCTTCCTTTAGCATCAGAATTCTTAGATGTGTCATGACAGCCACAGCTCTTGGATCCGTGATGCTAACCTCAATCAAATCATCGAAAAAGTGTTCAGCATTCTGGATACCAAGAAGCCAGTGGCTCTCTAGTGACCTTCCAACTATAAGGCCAGGAAACTCAGCATTCATCGCATCGTGATAGTGGGTAGACATCCCTAGAATAATCTTAATATCACGGGCATACATCCTATAGACTTTACAGTCTCGATATTTCCTATGAAGGAAAGTTAGGAGGGCCATCATAACCTTCTGGTCATCTGAGTACTCGGCCGTCAAAGGCTCCAAGTTTGCGAGAAGTTGTAGTTTCATGTTCTATATATTTCGGCAACATTTCTATAATATTTCCAGGCCCTATGCCAGGAAGCCCTGCTTAAAAGCTTCTAAGTGTTCAGGGGAACCGCTTAGAGACTCGCAGTGACGCTCAAATGTTAGTTCTATAACTGTAATAGCCCTTCCTAGTTTGTTAGCCTCAGCGTGCATATCTTTCTTTGCTTGCCAAGACCAAGTCTTTGTAGGGTCCTCTAACATTTGATTGATGTTGTACTTACCTAGTCTCAGGTAGTTACATCTCTTCTGCATTGAGGCTCCTGCCTCTTTGAACCATTCAGGGGTTCTCCATTCTTCAAACATGTCAAATTTCATAATTCTCTTCTTTTTTTGATTTGTTACAAAAACGCGTGTTACAAACTTTTTTTTTTCGTTTCAACTTTTATGTGGATATTTCCCACTCTTTTTATTTTCCAGTGTATTTTTTTGTAACATTGTAACATATATATAAATATTATAATAAAAGTATACTGGTAGTGCTAAAAATAGGCTTTTTGAGTGTTACAAATAGTGTTACAAAAGTGTTACAAAACTCAAATTCCCAATTTTTGTAACACTTTTTTAGCCAAAAAGGTCATCTTTGTCAAAGACTTCCATCATTACAGTACTCCGATGGACCATCCACCATCTACCTTGAGACTTAGAAATCTCCGCTCCGGCTACTGCTTTGAAGCCATCAGGCTGTCTCGAGTTAGTATTTGGCTCAGTCAATCCAAACTCTTGGACTAGTGTTCTATTGAAATATTTCGAGTTGTAGTCTGACTTATACGCATTACTACTAAGCTCTAACTTCAGTCCTTTTGTAGTGAAATATAGTTCCTGTTCTTCAGGGAAGTCAGAGAACCACTGCTCAAAAATACTCTTGATATCGTGATATAGGTTACCCTTAGATGACTTCTTCACATTACTCAACCAGATGGTTTCGTACTGTTCAGGAGTGAACCATAGACGACCTTGGCTCTCATGAGTAAACATCTCTCTATTAAAGATATAGTGTAAGAAGTGAGGTAGCTCTTTCTCAATACGGTCTTCGAAATGAGCATCCCTTTGTTCGTTACTCAGCTTAGGTACTTTGCGAACCCAGTATCTAGAATCGTTATCATCCATAGTAATGAAATTCTCCTCATCATTCGAAGCGATTAGAATCTTTCCATAGTAATCAACTTCAAATACATTCTGGCCTTTTCCCTCAACATTCACAGTTTTCTGAGTACCCCATAGTTTGAGTTTATTATTCACTTTCTTAGGGTTCTCAAAGCCTCCAGCTTCATCTAACATAATCAAATGTTTAGTAGCATAGTGAACATTGAATCGGGCTTCAAACTCACTAGAATCAATAATAATAGCATTCCCATGGCCTGCAAGTCTATTCAACATATTGAAGAATGTTGACTTACCAGTACCTTGTTCACTTGAGACAACACAAAGAATAGGTAGTCTTTGAGTAGGCCTTGTAAATAGTAACTGGATATAGTCTAAGCCTAGCTCTAACTGATCATCGAACACGTGACATAGTAACTTATGGATTGTGCTCCAGTCTCCTGAAAGCGCGTCTATTGTTGGTCTATTGAAGATGTTATAACTATTGTTAACTACTGGCTGATATTCCAAATAACTTGGAAGATTACAAAATCCATCGTAGTTGTGTAACACATTCAAAGTTTGAGGATTGAAGTCTTGCTTGAACTTCTGTTCTCTCCACTTGACAATCTGATTGTTAGGAAGTAACTTCATCAACTCATCACGTACATAGAAGTAGTTCAAATGAGAATCTCTATCATACTCTGATTCATTATTAATAATCCTAGCTACATACTCCGCTTGTTCTCTTTGAGATTCTTGAGCCTCTTGTTCTTTGGCCCATTGTCTCTTTTCTTCTTTCGACCAAACATAGATTGGTTCAATATCAGTCTTGTTATAGGCTGACTTGATTTGACCACCACTATCTACAATCTCACCACAATGATGTTGAATAATAGACTCAGTAGTCTTGATATCCAATCCAGTTCTTCTAAGAAGCAGAGCCATTCTAAACTGATAGTGGTTCCTGTTACCTTTAGCATACTTCTCATTTCTCATACATACATTGATAACATAGTCCTTCTTCTCTTCATCAGAAGCTTCTAGATTGACCTCATGAATCATTTCAGTATGTGATGGTTTATAGATGTACTTAGTCCAGTCTACATTATGTGATTCTAACCACGTTAGAAGCTCATCAGAGGTCACTCTTGCGTTTAGTTTCTTAATACTCTGTATCTGTTTAGTCTCAACTCTAACTGCGCCAGCGGCTCTTGAGAACCTCGATGGATCCTTTACAGCAGTATCAATAGGAGCTCCTTCATTCTTAAGTACTTCCGCAATCGCTTTCCACATAGCATCGTATTCTACTTTATCCTCGAATGGATCTTGTAGACTAACAATCCAGTGAATAGACTTACCACCTGATTCAACAGCTGTTGAGAATGGTAGTCCACATTTGAAAATATACTTAGCTTGGTCTTTGAATTCAATCTTATTACCTTCAGCATCTTGGTCCATTTCAAATAAGAAGTTACGAAACTTAGTAACATTCTTAATAGCTCTACTAGTTCCCTTTTCCATAGGATTGATAGTAAAGAATGGTGAATCAGCTTTAGGTCCTTTGTGAGTAACTGAATACAGTTTTACATCATAGATTGAATTACCAAAACATGTGTATTCACCTGGGTCAAATAAGATATCATAGAACTTTCTAATATCATTGTTCATAAGACTTCTTGAGATTTGTTAAAGAGATTAGTGTACCTTTTAGATTTGAGATGAGTCCTTCTATAGTCATCTCGTCATTGTTTACTTTTACGATAACATCCTTCAGATGTTTCATCATAAGTTGTTTGTGTTCCGGTTTGAAATTATTCATATCTTTGAAATATATTTTATCAGGGTGTCCCTTTCGTTTAGAAGATTTGCCTTGTGCCATCTCCAATTTCTTTGATTGCTTCAATATTTATAAGAATCTTTTTACGTAACTCTTGATAGTCAGCTCTCTCTTCAGCTAAGGCTTGTTGCATTTGACGAATCCTTGTGTTTTGAAGAGCTTCATTGAGTAGATGTCTATTCTCTTTATCAGAGCGTCTAACCTTCTTAGAAGGCTTTCCATCACATTCATTATCCAAATGCATTGAAGCAAATCGATTTCCCTTGGCCACAGCGTCACACTTTTGACAGTAGTAAGGCTGCTGAGACTGAGTCTTCCCTCCTCGGGAAGATCCAGCCTGAGCTTTAGCAGTTCTCATTTCTGAAGACTATCAGCGATTCGTTTTAGTTGGAAATGAATTCCCTCTAGAGTATCGTGTAGTGATACACCTAAGTTATTGTTGTCCGTGTAAGGACTAGCAGCTTCAATTGAAGATACTACTTCGAAGAGTGTGTCCTCCTTGAGGCTTTCTTCGGCAATCCATTGAAGGATTTGTGTGTTTGTAATTTTATTCATGTATATTATATGTGTTTTTAAGTATATGTTTCATACTTAAAGTATCTATCACTCAAATATTTTTCATTTTCCGATTTTACTAATATGTACCCAACATGTACCCACAAAAAAGTATCACGTACTGCGGAGACTATACTCCACGTTTTCATCCCTGCCAGTTATTATATGATGATTTTAGAAAGTGTTTCATACTTAAAGGTACATTAGTAACAAAAAAAAAGGCCGGAGTAGAACCCCGACCTTTCCCAGAAAATAGAAATATATGAAAAAGAATACGATTATTATATAAGGACTATATAGTATTGTTTCATTTTGAAGCTTTAAGAGCTTCAAGTTCTTTGTACATTGCAAGAAGAGCTGCCTCTTTCTCAGCAATAATTTCTTCTTGAGTTGGAATTTCCATTTCAACTTCTTCACTTCCAACGTAAGATGCCTCAGCATTTTCATTAGTTGTATATTTATGGATTGTAATAGTCTGTTTCATAATTATCAATTGCTATTTTTGAACCAAAAGTGTGCTGGTCTAACCAAACTACCAAGACCTGAACCAGAAGCTGCGATTGTTGCAGGAGCATTAGCAGCGGCTCCAGTGCAAGAGTGTCTAGCAGCAAATGCAGTATTAGAGTTAAATGGGTTCCATCCTAAGAAGTTTACCCAACTGTTTCCTGATGATGGATCATTACCTGCTTCCAACCACAAACCACTACCAGTACCACTTTGAATTGCATAAAGGTAATAACATCCAGTTTCAGGTAATGTGTATGGTGTTAGAGTAATGTTAAGAAGACCAGATACGTCAATTGCGACACCAGTTGCCAGAGTAGCAAGTTTAGTAAAAGGTATAATCATACTATCAGCTACTGGTGTTGTTCTACCTTGTGAATTATATAGATACAAATCAATTGTTGTACCTGGATCAAATGCAGTATGAACGTGAATGTTTAGTTGATCAAGTGTTTGACCTTCTCTTGCTGGAAATGGCAGTGCCCATTGGGATGGAAAAGACCAACCATTTGTTAGAGGTCTGCCAGGTACAATATAACCATTCATAGCAGAAGCACCTCCACCAGAAGGAAGACCTGTTACTGTAGTTCCTGTAAAGTCTACTGAACTACCAGATGCAAATTTAGTTTCTATTTGTGAAACTTCAATTGGTAGTGTTCCACCAACACCATCAGTCAGTTGTTTTAGTATAGTAGGATCTACGGATGCGTTATCAATAGTCTTTATCAATCCTTGATAGGATGTATCAATTGAGTTTCCAGTTAATGATGCCATTAGAATTTATATTATTTTGAAGCTTTTAGAGCCTCTAGTTCTTTATACATCTCAAGAAGTTGGTCCTCTTTAGACGCAATGATCTCTTCGATATTGCTAGGAACTCTCTTCCAAGTTCCGTCAGCCTGTTGTTCTAATTTAGTAGGAGCAATCATATTGGTTAGTTTATTTTTGAAATAACGATTCCGTGGTTTGTGATAGATGAACCTGCGTTGTCAACGAAACAAGATAGGTTTAGATATACGTCAGAAGTCCAGTTGATAGGTGTTACTTTTCTATCTGAGTAGTCTTGATAACCATTTACATCTTGGTCAGTAGCAGTCTGGTCAGCACCGTGAAATGCAGTAGCAGCACCAGTACCATCAGCTACAACAATCATACCTGTTTTGTCATAGAACTTTGCTTGAAGTGATGAGCTCTCACCACCACCGATTCTCCATCCAGAGAATAGTGTTGTGCTATTTGAGATCCAAAGCCCTTGGTATACCCATCCACCACCAGTGTGGTCTTGTGAGTTGATAACTTTGATGTTTACGATGTCATCAGCTACGAATGTATTTGCTGGGATAGTTAGAGTTGCGAATACCAAGTCAGCACCATCAGGTCCTGAGTGTGTAGTTGATGTTGTAGTATACACTGAAACCAGGCCATTGCCAGGAAGACCTGTTACTGTAGCTGATGAGAAATCAACTGAACCCAAGAAGTTTGTTTGTACTTGGCTAAATTCGATTGGTAATGAACCGCCAACACCATCAGATAGTTGTTTAGGTGTGATAGGATCCACCGATGCATTATCGATAGTCTTTATCAATCCTTGATATGATGTGTTAATTTGATTGCCTGTTAAAGAAGCCATAGTTTATGTTATATTTTAAGTAGTAAATGTTGTTTGTACAGTACCTAGCACCCATTGAGAAGCTCCAGGAACTAATGCTACAGCTAATACATCAAGCTCGTTGTATATTGAATATTCAGGCTCAGCTGGATAACTACCTTCAACACTACATACTAGTCTATAGTTAAATCCTACTTCCATATCCATGTAGATGTTTGATGGTCCTGCACCAGCTATCATTGTTAATGTGCTAGTACCTACAATACCAGCATCAACATGAGCATCTCTAAATGAACCATAAGCTACCCATGTTCCAGGTGTAACTTCTTGTTGTACTTCTGCTTGGTTACCATTCCAGCCGTCACCGTATGAGTCAGCTACTGCGAAACGATACGGCACTGTAACTGGAAGTGCAGCCCAAAGCCTTGTTTCAGTATTCCAAAGGTTAGTGTTTAGGTTCCAGATAAAAGATACAATAGGTGCTACAGCGCCTTTGACTGTTCTTAGAACCGTATTTGCGACTGCGAACCACATATTAGTATGCTCTATATAGATTTCCTGCAGATACTGAAGTAACTGCGATAGCTCTTACTGGAATCCAACCTGCAGGGAAAGCAACAGTAACTGTTGAACCTTGACCAGAAGGAGTGAATTCTACTGTTGCATCAGCGTCCAAATAAAGAACTGATTCCTCAGTGAATGTAGCTGGAGCAGAGACTGCTTCCATGATGTGAGGTACTGCATGATTCATTCTTGATGCGATTGACTGCGAGTAAGTACCCTCTTGATTTTGTAATGCCATAGTAAATGGTTTGTTTATATTTAGATATTATTTTCTTCGTTTTTGTTCGTGGAACGACCATTTTGAATCTTATCCACAATGTCAGAGAAGCCTTGTAGTGATACGTAAGCTGTGGCTATAATAACCCAATCCGATGATGTCAAAGTGCCAGAGAATAGCCCAAAACAAGCCGTGACAAACACCATGAGTTTTCTACTAACCCATCTGTTTAGTATCGCGTCAATCTTTGCTCTTATTGCCATATAACTCTTTATATGTTTTGACTACGGTGTACACAAACAGTGCAAGACCACCAAGGATCTTAACAACGGTATCAACTTCCAATAACGTCAAACCTAAGAGTCCAACAGTATTAGCTTGTACTACCTTGTCACTTACGATTGCTGTTAGGAATTGCATTGAGGTAGTTCTCTATTTTTTTAATGTTAGAAAGTGTAACGTGAGTTACTTTTCTCTTAGTCTTGATTTTCTTCTCCATAGTAGCCACAACCAAAAGGTTTTGGAATCACTAGACCTCCGTAATAATCCATATGCTTATCAGGTACCATACCGTCATTTGAATCAGGATTGATATACTCAGGGAATAGTGTTTGGTTTTGTTTAAGGTATTCTAAAGCTCTCTGGCGATAGAACTCAGCCGTATTGTGAACTGAATCACTAACGTATTTGATTTGCTCTAATGTCGCTGGAGTGCTCTCTTCTGAAGTTGGTTGCATAACTGACTTATTGAAGATCTTGTATGCCAGAGTTGGGATAGCCATATAAAGGGCATAGTTAGCCAACATCGTAGCTACATAGTCATCTAAGAAAGTCTCTTCATCTGAAGTAATAGTGCTAGCAACGATTCTAGATTTCAGACCGTTATACCATGTTGTTCCCATAAGAGATTGAACATAGATGTCTTGTGCTTGTTGTACCATTGGAAGAATATCCTGAGGTTCAACATTTTCGTGAAGAGCAGTAACTGCTTTCAACTTCTGTTCTGAAATGAATAGTACGTTTGCCATATTACAGTGTTGGAGGAAGAGTCTGAACAGTGTTAGTGAACGTCAACTTCGAAGGAATAATTTTTAGTTCTACATTCAAACCGAAAGCTCTAACGATTTTCTGTAGTGATTTAGTCAACTGCTTTTGCTTAGGTTCAATAACCGTTGAAAGGAAGTGAGCGTAAGCTGTTTCAATTTCATCTGCGTTGTTAGAGAAACCAGAAGCATCATTAATACCAATCAACTTAGTTGAAGTTACCCTATGAGATGTAGTAATCGAATTCATTATCCTGTCTTGCAAAACGATGTAATAGTCATCATTTGCTTGGTTTATAGTCTCAACGATTGGCTTTCTATCTGGAGAATCTACGAATGAAAGGAATAGCTTTCCAGCGTTGCCTTCACCTGAGAATGAATTCTCTAAGTCTCTATAAATCATTTGACGCTCTTCAGGAGAGGCCATGCCATTAGTTAGAGTGATGAAAAGTCCAGGGAACATTCCTTGTGAGATATGTGCGTTGTGGAATCGTGAGATTCTTTTATCTAATTCGATATCATTCAAACACGCTTGATACTCTGGAAGTGCATATACGTCAGCTCCTGGAGTGTAAGGCTTGAAATAGAAGATTTGAGATGCGTTATCACCTCTGTTATCAGTAGTTGAGAATGCTGGATATCTTACTGGCTCATACTTACGAGTATTAGCCCAATGATTAGAGTAGTAGTACTCTTCAACAGCATCCTCTTCGTTCATTTTACCAGATCTGATGTTAGCTACAGGAATGTGATAGATTTCAGCAATCCTGTCTCCTGCTCTATTCCAGATAATGTTAATAGCATATGAACCAAATAGAACAAAGTCTATTGCGATATTTTCTAGAAGGTCATTTAGCGTATCACCTTGAGTGTTGATGATTTCAGTTCCTACTGTATAGAAACCTTCTCCTGCAGTAGCATCCGCAGTAGCGTTGACACAAGTATGGTGAATTGATGAAGATTGATATAAGTCAATCAATAGTTCAGGGAAAAGGTTCTTTTCACCGAAAGAAACCCAGTCTTTACCTCTAATCTCTTTGAATTGAGGNAGTTCGATAGCTTTTAGACTAATAGTCTGTAGTGCTTTAATGTCTTTCATTTGTAATAAACGTATGGTTGGTTCGACTCATCATTTGAGGCGTATTGAACCGTTTTGTTTGATTCAGATTGTTCTGATAGGTTATGTATCTTACATAATCCACGCTTAATTTCAGTCCAAGGGCCTAAGTCCTGGTCTGGGCCATTTTCGACAATCCATGTATAGTAGCCTTCGATATCTTTGTTGATGATATCATTGTTAGCGAAATCAACACTAAATTCAGTGTATCGTGCGTTAGATGTAACTAGTGTTAGGTCAAATTGCTCACCGTCTCCAGTGTCAACTGAGTTTAGAATCTCATCGTTGTTGTACTTACTAATGAGTCTCAAACGATAATAAGCATCTAAACCACTTAGATTTCCATCAAAAAACACTACGAATGATGTAGCTGTTAAGTCAAATACCATATAATACAGTCTCTTTACTATTAGATATAAAAATCATCATTTCTGTAAAAATAGAAAGGGCCAGCCGAAGCTGACCCTAACCGAAACAAAAAATAAAAATACACAAATCGCCAAGGGAAAATACGGAAACCTCAACGTTCACCTATTATATATCAACATCTCTGGATTGTTTCAAAACAAATCAAAAAAAAAGGGCCCCCATTTCTGAGAGCCCTTTGTCATATAGTGACTGCGATATTATTCAGCTACAGTAACTGAATACATTGGTGCAGAGTGGAAACCTTGGAACTCGATAGAGATGCCGTTGCGGTCGCCAAAGCTAGTACCTGTTTCAGATGAACCGCCAGTAACGACTGCGCCGTTAGTGTTGCCCACCATCCATAGGTTGTCATTGTTGTCTTTAACAACAATAAGAAGTTTGCTGTTAGCAGCTAGAACTTTCAATTGGTTCAACTTAGTAGATTCAAGCTTGTTGAATACTAAGTTTAGAGTTGAGTTGTAGAAAACAGTACCGTTCTCTTCTGAAGCTGTTACGGCCTCAACTAGAGATGCAGTTTGCTTTACTTGCTCGAACTCAAACATATCACCACTTAGAGTAGTGATAGATGAACCTCCAACTGAAATTGAACTAACTACACCTGCTGCTTCCGATACTGTGATCTCAGCGCCTGATGCGTCAAGAATGTATGCAGTTTTTAGACCGCCTACAGACTCCCTGCATGAAAGTGCCAGACCAGATGATAGAGTACATGCCATGATATAGTTATGGTTATTTTTTCAGTTTAGATTAAAGAGTGTTCTCAGCGAACATGTTTACTTCAGTAACGGCAACGCCCAATCTCCATCTCATGATAGCACGGATTTCGTCGTTATCTTCTGAGTAGAACAACTTGAACTGCTCGAAGTCTGAAGTTAGGTCAGAGCCCATGATCAACATAGAAGCTGGACCAGCGAAAGCGTAGTCAGAACCAACTAGACCACCTGAAGCTACAACTTTAACAGAAGTACCAGGAACGAATACGTCCTCACCTGGAGCGATGTGGTAGTAGTTAGCTTGAGTGATGTTCAATCTTAGAGCTCTTAGAGCTGCTGGAGAAACAACCATGATCAAGTCGTTACGGTCAGCAACCTCAGAAGGGATAGCCTCAGCTAGAGATTGTGCCTGAGCGATTGCGTTTGAAGAAGTCCATGTAGCTGGAGCAACAGTAGTTTGAGCAACTGCACCGTTAGCAACTTGGATCAAAGTGTTGTATCCTGGGATAGCACCTTCACCGTTGATAAGGAAGTTCTCGTTGTACTTCTTCAAGTTCTGAACGTAGTAGTCAGCCATCAATGCCTCGAAAGGAAGAGACTCGCCACCAGTCATAGCGCCTGCAGCCAAAGACTGAGACATGAAGTAGTCACGGAGTGTTTGTGCACAATAAACTTGGTTGAACTTGCGGTTAGCAATGTCCATAGTTACTTGTGTGATGTCAGTGTCACCAGAAGCGTTGAAGCCACATGCTGCACCGTCTTGCGTAGTGAAGTCACCAGCAAGCAAAGGGATCTTTACAGTGTCACCCTTTAGACCAACTCTTACGTTCAAGTAAGAAGCAAGGTCAGTAGTTAGTACTGTCTTCGAAATAAGGTCGAATGAGTTCTCATCGACGTATGAAGACAAACCTGATAAATCAAATGCCATAATAATTTAGTTTATGTTTTGTTAGTTTATTTTCCACCTCTGATCTTTCTTAGAGCATCGAAACGTGCATCAGCGAATGATTGTTCGTTTTTCTTGTACTCAGAAAGATTGTTAGTGATTTTCTTTGCTGCAGGTTCTTCTTTGAACGAGCTAAAGTTTGCCTTAAGCGCTGCAACCTCATCTTTAAGAGTTGAGATTTCATCAATAGCTGGCTGGATCAATTCAGCGATTTGAGAAACGATTTCGTCAGTAACTTCGACTACTGTTTCTACAATTGCTTCTTCAGCTGGAGTTGCATCGACAGGTAGGTCAGCCAATTCAGCTGCTACTTCTGTTGCTGGAGCTTCAGCTACTGGAGCCTCTGCTGCTGCATCTTCAATTGAAGTGATCACACCCATATCGTCAACAGTGATGATTGAACCACCCTCAGTTTGGTGCATCCCGCTAGGAGCAACTACGTTACCCTCTGGAGTTACAACATAAAGAGTAGCACCTTCTACAAGGTCACCTTCTGTTACAACGACTGTACCATCAACTAGCGTAGCTTCTGCAAACTGTGTCTCTACAGTCTCTAGAGTTGGAACTACTTCTTGAGTGTTCAAACCTAGCATAACTGTGAGCTTGGTAAGAGCGTCTTTTGCTGTCATGTTAATCAGTTGTGATTATAAATAGACGTAAGTGTCTATACTATTATATATTGAACTTTCTTTTTATGACACTTTAGTCATTTGTGAAGCGGTTGATGAACTGCCCTGATAAAGAAAATCCTTTTAGTCTACCTGCTTTGATGTCTTGCCATGTTTCTTCGTCGTTGATTCTGTATCCAACGTACCATGTGTTTTTCGGCAATGCGAAGCCCATAGAATAGCTCTTATCGTGAATGATAGAATCAGAGACCCAAGATTCAACCAACCTATTGCTTGTAGTAACCATTCCATCATGTTCAACATCCGTGTTATGCAATTTGTTTTGTTGTAGGAACTTCTCTGCCATCTTTCTGATAGTCTCACCTGAGAAGTAAACATAGAATGGTTCACCGTTCTCATCTCTTCTTAGAATCATACGATTTGGAACCATAATAGGACCGTATAGTAGTCTTTGTTCGTTATCAAGTACTTTGAAATCATACTTTGATGCTGAAGAGAACATTTCTGCCCATGTATTAGATGCAGTTACTTCTGAATTAGTGTTAGGATTTGTAACAATGATTACCTTTTGGTTGTTAGTGCCTTTGAATACTGATAGTTTCTGCCAGTAATGGTTACAGTTCTTTCCGCCTTTCCATTTGAAGATTGAGTATGATGAATCATCTCTTCTAGCAAACTGTGGGTTTAGACTGTCCATCTGTGTAATCTGTGCTCTTGAGAATATCTTACCAGAAAGAGCTAATCTCATCATAGCTTTACAGAATGTTCTTTGTGGGCTTGCTGAGCCCTGATAGCGATAGAATGTCTCTGGTTGAGCATCTGGTGCTATATTCAATCTCTGAAGTGCATCTGTAGCACGAAGGCCTTGTAGTACATCACCAACTGTTGAAAATTCTTCTTTAGATAGGTCTACAATGATATCTTCAACTGTTGTTTGTTCACCGTTTTCAGATGCCCATTCAATAACAGCATTTTCAAACTCTTCTGACATCTCTTCATCCATCAAAATATCTTCTTCAACTTCATCTGCTGAAAAGTATAGGAATGATTCCTCGATAGCTGGATGCTCTACGATTGAAATAACATCAACACCTAGTTCTTCGAACAATTGTTCATCCATATTGTCAACATCGATACCGAGTTCGACGATTCTCTTAATCTCTTCGTTCATAGTCTTGCTAGATCTTTGATTTTCTTGTTTGCTTGCTGAGCTGATGTAACGTCATCCGCTACTACGTATGTCTTATATACTGGTCCCTCATTTGGTCCTACCACGTTGTTTCCAGCTTGGAATCCACCAAGTGCAGCGTTAGGATTTGTAGGTACCGCTGTCTGAGCTGCACCAGCACCGCTTGGTGACTCTGAAGCAGAGAACTTAGTGTTTCTAATCTTCAACACTGAAGCTAAACCAGCGGCTCCCATAACAACTGACTGAGCAATCCTAACTGGACCAGGAACTGACTTATCTGCTAATGCATTCACAATAGCGTTATAAGTACTCATTGTTGTTTCAGCAATTTGTAGGGCCTTTGAAAGTTCGAATGCCTTTTTCTGTCTTTTCTCATCATCACCTGCGAAGATAGTTGCAAGGTCTGAGATAGCTGTAAGTCCAGTTTGAGTAATACCTACAATTGCGTCTTGAGTTGCCTTCTTGTTTGCTAGTACTTCTTTGTCAAGTGCCTTTTGAGTCGTTGCTGACTGGTTTGCAGCATCAGCTTCAACTTGGTTTCTCTGATTTAGAAGTTCTGCATATCTTGCAGTACCTTCAGTAGTTGCTGCAAGTTCTTCATCAATAGCAGCTAAACGAGCCGCTTTGATGATGTCAATATTTTGTAATTGAAGCTCAAGTTTCTGTTTTTCTGAATCAGCCAGTTCAGCAGTAGCTGATAACTGTTGTTCTAGAAGTGAAAGATTGGCTTCTGTTGTAGATCTTTGAATATCAGTCTGTTCTCTAAGTAGAGCATTCTGGTTTGATAGGGCTTCTGAGCGTTGGCCCTCAAGTCTTTCTTGTAAGTCTGTCAATTCTAACTGAGCTTGTTTCAGTGCTACAAGATTCTCGTTAGTTGATTCAATATCATATGATGCTGCAGCTGAAGCAATCTTAATCTTGATTTGTTCAGCTTCTGCTTTAGTTTGTTCTTCAAGAAGTGCTAAAAGGTCTGCGTTTGCCTGTTTTCTAACATCAAGTGACTTAGTGTCATCATCTCTAAGCTGACGTAGTTGTTCAGCAGTTCTTTGAAACTCTAACTGGATTCTTTGACGTTCAGTATCTGCAAGTGCAGCTGCCTTTTGAAGTCTTACAATTCTATCAGCTTGTTCACCTGCTTTTTTTAGGTCAATCGTTTGAGCTTTGTCAACTACTGTTTGAACAATCGCTGCAGCAGCTCCTGCAGTTTCTTCAAGAGCTTCAACGAAGTTACTGCCAACTTGTTTACCAGCATCCACAATAGCAGATCCAGTTTGTTTGAGGGCTTCTTTAGTTTCATTGATGTCTTCTGTTAGTTGTTTAATCTTATCTTGGTCACCTCCACCGAAGAATGAATCTTCCCATGCACGTTGTGCTACCAGAACTCCCAATTTGATGCTTTGGATGGTTCCTAAGAAGATATTTAGTACACCGGATATTAATCCACCTAGTACTTTTTTGGTAGCGTCAAAACCACCGTTTAGAGCTGCTTGTTCTCCAACTACTCCGATGATTGCCTCTGCAATTTCACCAAAGATAATGGAAACTGTCTGGATAACCTTATTGAAAGCATCAACTACTTTCTGGTTTCCTTTGAATGCGTTTGTGATTGCACCTCCAATAGCTCCAACGATTGCAAGTGATTTGATGCCTTTGAATACTGAGCCAACTGCACCACTAACACCTTTGAAGGCTTTGGTCATTGTCTGACCAACCTTTTGAGCACCCTTCTTCAGAGTGTCAAATGCTTTTTGGGCTCCGGAAGTAACTACTTCTACTTCAACTGATGCTTTTACTGGTTTTGCCATACTATTTAGATATAACTTTTTTGTCTATTGTTAGTCCTATTTACGTTTATCCTGCAAGACAAGATTCACATGTATCGAATGTGTCAAGGATAGTTGTAACCGCAGGCCCTGAAGTTTGTAGAACAATCGTATAACATTGTTCAACATATCCTGAACCTGATAGATTGACTACTGTTAAGTCTGGTAGAACTGAGTAACTTGTATGAGAAACTACAATAGGTGGTTCTTCTACTGTACAGTTAAGAACTTGATAGTAACGAGTTGTTAGTACTGGGTCTCCTGGGTCACCTCCGCCTGGGAATTCTTCTGAAGCAATACCCCAGTTACCACCTACAGGTGATTCTTCTAATGGTGGATAGTTCAACATCTTGATAAGGTCAACTTTCACAGTTGAAGTATCAGTTAGTGGAGCATCATAAATCTTGAGAGGTCTCCACCAAGAGTTCTTAATAAAGATAGCATCATCAAATGTTAGGTATCTTAGGTCTTCAGCATCCAATGTGAAGTATGCAGTCATCTTTCTTGCCAATGGTGAGTAAAGAGACTGGATGTAAGTATTCCAGTAAGCTTCATAGACTGAGTATCCTAAGTCTGAGTGAATATCATCTGGAACACCGTTATATGTAGCTGGCTCGAAGAACCCAAACTCTTTGAACCAGTTTAGATTGAGACAGTTTGCCGTTGGAGGCCATACAGAATATGGAGACATCAAAGGATAAGTATCATGTGAATCTACTTGGTCATACCATGTAATACCTCCAGTTGGTTGCATTCCATTCCAGAAAAGAAGGCGTGGTTGAGCATCGATTGGTAGGATTTGTAAGTGTTCTTGAGCACCTGTGCCAGTTGTCTTGTCACCGAATCTTGCAAACCATGGAATGATGAATGATGAAGTGCCATCACCATAGATTTGGTCTAATGGAGTTGGTGCGAATATAGTAGTAATATCTCTAGTACCATTTATAAGTTCATTCTGAGCATCAAAGAATAGTTCACCGTATACTCTTGCATAAGAGTCTTGGTAGAATGCATTGATATAGTCAATATCTTGTGCATCTTTGAAATCAATAGTATTGGTTTGCTCAAAGAACACTGGAGAAATAACAGCATCTTTGGATTCATCCATTTTATGAGTCCAATCCCATTCTTCACCAGTTCCAACATAGTCAACCCATGGTTTAATAACAAAAGTTCTTTCAACGTCTCTTGCAGGTACCATAAGTAGTTTGAACTTAGTCATGATACTTTTCAAGAAGTCTACCTTTTTGATATCGTCTCTAAGTAGTGTTGCAGTGATAATTTGAGTAGGTGTGTCAGCNACTTGGAAAGTTGCAGCGATGATATACCCTGTAATAAGTGGGAATGTTGTATTCCACTCACAAGTAACCCATATTTNGTCACCAGGAGCCATATTATAAGCATATGAAAGTGAAGCAGTACCTGCTAAGGCTCCAGTNCCTGAATTATTGAATGTATCTTGAACAACTCCATTGACATAAAGTCTAAATGTTACAGCAATAGGAGTGAATACCACAGTTGAGCCTGAGTAAGTAGTATCAAATGAGACTGTTACTAAAGTACTAGAATCAGGTACTTGTGACTTATACACACCTGATAATGGATTAAAAATATTGAGCTCGCCTTCAACTCTTGTATCGTAGTTTGTTATACGGGCTTCGTTGTTTTGCCCAAAGTTCTGTGGAAGTGCTTTGAACCACTCAACATCAGAGTTTATTTCTGGAATCTCAGCCAGAGCAGTTGGAAGGCCGTCAGTATACAGATATCTAAACCAGTCTTGGTTGAATACTGAATCAGCCGTATAACTGTAGTCAGTTTCTGCAAAAATAGCATCAATGATGTGTTTCACCTGAATCATAGGTGTCATTTGATATATTGAAAGCGGATGCCCTGGAGTATCAAAAGAATCATTAAAACTAATAGAGATTTCAGCATCATTTAGAAGAATACCTGAATCATCGTAGTCATAGCCTCTTTGTGCAAGAATGTATCTAACCTTTTGGCCATTAAGTGTTCCAGATGGGTCACCTGGCTCGTATGGAGTACCATCAAAGGCATTCCATGAGAGCTCCATATTTTCATATGAATACAGGTGGTTTGAATCTGAAAGGTCTAATGAATTCAAGTAACCTTGGCCTACTTGTGTTGAGAAGTCTGAAGTTTCTCCAAAGAATACAATCTCTAAATCAATATTGTCAGATTCTCTGTTATCATAAGCTCCTTGCATACGAAGGTAACCTGTTTTGTAGATAATACCATCAACATAAATCTCAGCTGCTATCTTTTTAGTGACATCATAATCAATAGTGTTGATTTCATACCACCAAGAGAATATCCTTGAGTTTTGTTGGTTTGCAGGTACTCTGAAGGTTCTTGAATAAGAAGAATCAGTCTGTGCGATGTCATCTATGTTCTCACTTGAGATTGTCAACTTGACAGGGTCTTCTGAATATAGATTTACTTCATGACGTACTCCGTTTGTATCGTATGCAAATAATTGTAGCATTAGCCTCTCTGAACTTTTTTAGAGTTTGAATATTTTACAGTAATCTCATGCTGGAACATAAGGTCTCTTTTGAATGTCTTTTCATCATATTGTGATGATTCAAGTACACAAGGTTCCCATTGACCGTCTACATAAATCTGAATAGATGGAGATGTGAATAGTTCTTGTAACCACTTAGACTCTGAGTCTTCCATCCAGTATGTAGATAGGGTCATCTGAGTTGAGATACCTGAAGAGAATGTAGTCTCACCACGGCCATTCTCATCAATTGAGAAAGTAGATGATGAGAAAGTACCATTAGCTCTTGTATAGTTGTTTCTCTCAGTATTTATTAGTCTTCTATTTCTGCGGTCAAAGCAGTAGTAGTCCTTGACACCATATTGGTTGACGAAAGAAACTGTAACTGGTTCGAATGGAGTACAAGGGTCTTCAACTTGATAACTATACGTGTAGATTGGGTACCCTAAGTAATCCTCTAGAGTTGCAAAATCTTCGCAGTCATCAATGATTGACGGTAAAGCACATACATCCTTACTCCATAGCGTGATAGTGTATCTGGCAGCGCCTGCGTGCCATATAAGAGCGTCTTTGAGGTTTTGTACACCTGAACCAATAGTACCAATAACATCATCTTGTGTACCAACGCTGCTTGAGTTGTCATTACAGTCTACTCGAGTACCTAAGCCTAAAAGTGATGTGATAGTGTAAATCTGTCTGCTGATTAGAGCACCAGCTGAACTGTAGAAATCATAACTTACAAAGAATGGGCTTTCGTTAGGGCCCCACATTGTTCCATCATCCCAGTTAAAAATCTGATTGAAGAATGAAAGTGTGTTATATTCATTTGAGCGAACCTTTCTTGTAGCTAATGGGTAGTTTGTCAAGAACTCGTATCCTTTACTATAGATTGCGTTAGGTACTGGCACTTCACCTTCACAAATCCATGAAGTTGGTTCAGGGATATGGTTAGTGTAATCCCAGTTGAGAACTCTCCAGTTATCGTAGCCATTTAGAGCAAATCTAAGAGACGTTGTACCATCAAAGGTTATGATACCATTGGTGTCAGAGCCGTAGCGCACCTGGTATGCCACAGACGCGTGTGGTGTAGATGCAAACTCTGCAGTTGTTTCTACAAATGTTGGATTCATATAAGATTGTAGAACCTTAGAGATATCAAACTGCCCAACACCTGCTGGATTTGCAGTTTGATTGAAAGTTGCTATAGCAACACCATTGATAAGTACCTGTAGTACGTAACGGTCAGCTGCCCCTAGAGTATCTAAGACATACACGTTTGGAACGTATGCCAGGTTCCATTTGTTAGGTTCTTGAGTTAATGTAGCCATGTTATTGTAATAGTTTTGTTGCTGCAGCTGCTAGAATGCCTTCTAGTCTACTATCTAAATTTGTTGGATAGAAGTTTCTTCCATCTATTCCAAAGTTTGATGGGCCAAAGTTGTACCCGGCTTTCACACCGAATGCATTAGCCACTTCTTCTGTTAGTCCTCTTGTTCTACGGCCCTTTTCACGGCCTTTCACTCCGAATGAGATGAAGTAACCGTAATCTAACATATTAATAGTTAGCATGTTGTCCTGGACTACTGCGTACATTGAACCTCTGAGCCTTCCAGTTCTGTTAGTGAAGTTACCACGACGAAGCATATTCTGAATATCAGCTGCCAATTGAACTAAGTCACCATTGATGTCTTCTTGAAGGTCACCAGCGGCTTCGAGAATTTGAGCCTCTAAGTCATCTACTAGATTCAGTAAATCTTGTTCGGCGCTCATTCTGCTTTATAGATTTTTAGGGATGAGTTAGGTTGTACTAAGAGTGCAATCTCATTAGCAGGTGTATTGTAGTATTGCATATAAACTGAAGAAGGAATGTCTACAGTGATGCCTTGCCATGTTTGTGTTATATTATATGTCACACCTGTTGAAGGTGTCTCTGGCCAACCTTCGATTGAAGTTGCATCAATGTATTGAGTTGGAAGCCCTGTTGGTCTATAAGATAGGATTGGAGGAGCTGTCACGCCTGGAGCACTCTCAAACTGGAATGAGTATTCCATAACAAACTTGTAGAGTCCAGATTCTAAGGTATCCATTCTAAGAGTATTCCAAACACCATCTACATCTACAATCTCGTTAGTAAATCTAAATACGTCACCAAATGGCACTCCGTTATCAGGGTCCACTGTCTGTGAAACTAACTGAGTTACATGAACATATTCAGCATAAACTGGATCTGGTTGGATTGGAGTGTTACATGATTCCAATGGCTCTTGTATTTCAAAGGTAATGATAGCAGTAACACCGATAACATCATCTTTGAATCTCTCTTTGAAAGGAGTACAGTTAACAGTTAGGCCTACATCAATAGTCTGATATAGGTTTGTAGTCTTGAAGTGTGCAAGGATATCTTGAATGAGGCCCAACATTCT